CCGACCGACTACGAGGGTGCCTCCGACATGCCGCTGTCGGCCACGCTCGCCTTCATGGAGGCCAACGGGATCACCTACGACCCCGATCTCTGGGGGCCGGTCATGGGCAACGGCAAGTGCAGCAACCCTGGCCCTGGCTGCAAGAACACCTGTGCTCAGTGCGGACGCCGCAAGGCCGAAGCTGTCAGCCAGTGCGTCGGTCAGGGCGGCCCCAACTGCGGTACCCAGGTCGATCCCAGGACGCCGTGCGACCCCATCCTTGCCTTCGCAAACGCCACCAACATGGCGGACTGCAACGGCAGCGGTGGGTGGGGATGCCAGGGAGGCCCTGGCTGCGGCACCCAGCTCCGTTAGGAGCTACCAGCAAGGAGAGGGGGGAGCTTCGGCTCCCCTCCCTCCAAGCAACTACTAAAGGAGACGACAAATGATTCCTAATTGGAATGAAGCCTACCGCAACGGGCGAAAGTTTGCACCAGTGAGTGAAATAGTGCTCGATAAGATCATAGACAAGACATCGGGTAGTGTTTTGGACATTGGATGCGGGAAGGGTGAGCTGACACGTCAAATGCAATCCCGTGGCTTTGAGGTAGCTGGAATCGATCTAAGCGATGTAGCTATTAGGGAGGCTGTGGAGAATAACCCTGATGGTCTATATGTCATCGGAGATTTCATGGACTTGGAGCTTGACGCCAAATACGATTACATCTTCGTGAACTTGGTTCTAGCGTTCGCTGAAGATCGCAAGGCTTTTCTGGACAAGGCTCGCTCTATGCTTAAGTCAGACGGCAAGCTAGTAGTCATCTCACCGGTTCTGTTGCTTCGCTATTTGACCAAGTACAGCCCACATTTAAAAGACATTTCAATTCCATGGTCGGAGCTAAAACAACTCATGCCAGACGCTATAGAGGCGGATAGTGGCTACTTCGAAGACTATGGCACGCTCAAAGTATTGGTAGAGCAATAAGGCTTTTCAGGAGCAATCTTGGGAAGTCTTTTTGCGTAAACAAAAAACCGCCAAACGTGAGGGTTAGCGGCGGTCTCTTGCGATTACTTGATACTCTAATAGTACACAGCTATAGAAAAGTTGTCAATAGTTCCCCTTCCCCTTCCTACGCCTCCGGCGATCAAGGAATCCTCCTGAACTATCCCCTGCCCTTCCCCGCCCCTCCAGAATGTAATGGCTCTTGCTACTATTGGTAGTCAACCTCCCTAGCCTGCCAAAAGGTGGCAATCCTGCTAGTATCATTCTGTATGGGTATGGGTTAAGGTATAGGCCGTGAACCTTATCATTGAACCTTTTAACATGCTCCAATGCCCTCACGGTAGGCTGCCTACATGAACTATCAAGTAATCGATAGTTAAATGTATTATAGGCACTTTGTGAATTAAAAGGCAAGTTAATTATTATGTTATAGTGGTTATGTGAAGGAGTAATAAAGTGGCAAGGAAAAAAGAACTTAAATTAGAAGCTGTCAAAGAAACCTACAACTGGTCAACTTCAACACCGGTTAGTTGTGTTGTTACAATTGATCGAGAATCTCCAGAAGTTATAGATCGCATCGAAGTTCCAGTTAGGGCTTGTAACGAGCAAGATGCAGTTAATCAAGCCAAAGCATTCTTTGAGGCCAATTATTCTGGCCCGCACATTAGTTATGTGATTGTTGATGTATCGCCAAACGTATCTAAAGCGTAATAAGTACAATGCCGTTAGAACTTCATACAACGGCTATAATTATCCATCCAAGCTCGAAGCCAGTCAGGCCGCTGAACTTGATTTATTACTCAAAGCTAAACGTATAAAAGCCTGGGATCGGCAATTTAAGGTAGAGATTTATGCTAAGACCCTTCAAGGCGATAAAGTTCATGTTTGCGACCACAAGATTGACTTTAGAGTGTATGAACTCGATGGCAGCTATACCCTAATTGAAGCCAAGGGCGTTGAGACTAGCGATTATAAGTGGCGAAGAAAAATGCTCGAGCTATTCTGGCTACCCGAGCACCTAGACCATGCCTATCAAGTTGTTAAATAAAAAGCGGCCTGCGTTTAAACCCACAACAAAGAAAGGGTATGAGGCCGCCTACTAGCATAATAGCAAATACAATAAAAATGTGTGTGAAAAACACTTGTTTTTATTATTCTTGTGATTTATAATTAAATTATCAGACTAATAACAACAAAGGAGGTAGGCCATGTGGGAATTATGGCTAGAAATCGAACAATTAAGTAAACAGTTGGAGGTAATGCTTTATGGCACTAAGTAACCTTCAAAGAGCATTGTACAAGCTATATAAAGCTAAAGAAGCTGAAAACCTAGCTTGGAAAACCCTTGACGGATTTAAGCAGTCTACTGAGGCTGCTAAAAATGAGGTTTATGCTGAGCTTAAAAGCCTTGGTATTAAGTCAGCCAAAACAGATGATGGCTTTACAGCAGTCATTGCTAATCGAGTAAACATAGCAATCAAACATGAGCCGAGTGTTATTGATTGGATTCGTAATAACCCAGACTTGGAGGCTGACGTCTACATCGGCCTAAAAAAGTCAGCCTTCGACCCAATCGCTCGAACAATCTTGAAATCCACTGGTGAAGTAGTGCCAGGCACAGAGATCGAAACCGTGGAATACTTATCACCAAGATTCCCAAAGGAGACAAAGAATGGAAAGTGAAAACACCCAAGCTGTAGAAGTTAAAGAGCCTGAAGTTATTACTGGCCCCCAAGCCGTGATGGCAACTCCAGCTCAACTGAAGGCCCAAATGAAACGTGACCAAGATGTGCGTAAGGTAATTGATGAATACATCAAAGCTAACATGGTAAAGGGTAAAGACTATGGCTCGATTAAATCCAAAACCAAGAGTGGTACTGAATTTGAGTCAAAGCCTAGTCTGCTCAAACCAGGTGCCGAAAAGTTTTGCTCTTTGTTCAAAGTCCGAGCTACCTTTCGTAAAGACGATGAGACTTGCGAGATGCTTGGCAATACCCCGGGTTTAGTAGCCTATGTGTGCGAATTAGTAGACACCAAAGGTCGTGTAATTGGTGAGGGCCGTGGTGTTCATAAAGTTGAACTCACCGCTGGTGACTTTGAAATCAATAAGGCAGTTAAAATAGCCCAGAAAAGGGCACAGGTAGACGCTGTGCTACGAACAGGCTGTCTTAGTGACTTTTTCACCCAAGACATGGAAGACGCCACAAAAGACGTTACAAACGGCCAGAAGACCAATTATGATAGTGGTAAACCTATGACTGGTGAGCCTACCGCTTCACAGGTTGGTTTGTTAGACCGCTTGAGCCGACAAAAGGAAATTGACTTTGACATTGAAAAACCAATTACAAAACAAGAAGCGAGCGATTTAATTAAAAAGCTCATAGAGCTACCAAACAAGGAGGTATGAAATGAGGACGAGGGTACGCCAAACATCGATTGACGCTTATCGTAGCTTAGACAAAATGAGTTATCGGATGCAACGGGTACTAGAGATGTTAGGTAAGCGGCCAATGTGTAATACTGAAATCTCCAAAGCTATGAACTTGCCGATTAACTCTATAACTGGCATCACTAATCGTTTAGTAAAAGATGATCTAGTCGAAGAAGCATACCGAGCACCAAGTCCACAAACCGGAGTTAGAGTAATCTTTTGGAAAGCAATTAAAGGAGGACAAACGACACTACTATGAAGACTGTAACAATAACTGAATACGAATTATCTCAAAAGGGCGAATTTGCAGTCCGCAATTACATCTGCGGCAACATGACAAACATTTCTGAACTAGCCAAGATACTAACTGAAACTGAAGGTCGAAAGTTTCACCGCCAAAGTGTTGTCAACTTAATAGCAACTATCCTACCCTATTGGTATAGGATCGGTAAAATTAATCTTGGACATGACAAGAATACAATCGAAGAATTAACTTAACCAAAAAGGAGGGTGAATGTTGAAACTAATAATAGTCGGAATAATTATCGCAGTAGCAATCTTTATCGGTTTATTCTACATAGCTGTAGAACGTGGTCGAGAAGCAGATTGCTATAGCGTACCAGTCAATGAGATTCCAAAATACTGCTGGGATTATGTCGACTTTGAGAGGTATCAATGACTAAATCACAATTAAAAGCTGAAATAAAGAAGATACTAAATAGGCGTACGACAATTGTAGACATTTCAGAGGATGGTAAGTATACAAAAGCAGATGTCCATCCGCTCTTTGTAGAAGACATGACAAAACTATTTCTTAAACTCTTTGATAGGGGAAGTCTAACACTTAGAACATTACTTACAATTAGTGTATTAATTAACATTGCCTTATCAATCTTGGTGATCTGGCAGATTAGCTCTAAAGCTATTAAGGTTGAATACTGCGATAGCTATGGTGGCGATAATGTCTGGCACCAATACCAAATTAATTGGGCATACGACAATGGAGGGATTAAATGAAAAGACCAGTCGATGGGATAACTAAGCGAGACTCATTTAAGTTTGAGTTTCCAAAACAAAAACTGACCATAATCCGTAATTTAGGCTTTCATATAGTAAAAATTGTACGGCCTAAAAAAGAGGTACCAGGTGAGTAAATACATAGTCCAGATTGTGGTTGAATCAGACAAAGGTATCTTAGAAGTACTAAAAGCTATTGAACTGATAATCAAACCAACGCTCCAAAAAGAGCTTAAAGAAATTAGAATAAGCATGGCTGATTATGAAGACTGAAGAACAGCTTATCTATCAAGAGAGGCGAGCTGGAGGCAAGCGGGGCCAAGGCGACTACCCTATTTTAGAACAAGAATTCGATGATAAAGATGGAGTGTATGAAACTAATTCTAAGCTAGGTGGCAACCGAGCGACTAGACGCCGCCGCTGGGCTGACCGGCTCTATACTAAAAAAGGCTATCGAAGGGGTATTAAAATTGGGAAAAGTCGGAAAGCGAAAGCACATCAGACAAAAGCTGCGACATAATAAAAAGCACCTAACTGCTGACTACCTAGCTAGTTGCTACTCCAAACTTCGCTATGACACTTATGCTGAAGCCAAGGCCAATGGTCAACGTAAACCAAGTATTGTAAAACCATACAAGTGCCGTCACTGCAATTACTACCACATAGGCCGTAAAAAGGTATAATCAAATTATGGAACCAAAATCAGCCAAAGAACTGACTAGAGAACAGACTATTATGGATAATGCCAGGTTTCCTAAACCAACTCCTGTAGGCAAAAACTTTGTTAGTTACGAAGTCCCCTTTAGTGGGGTATTAGAAGTACCAGCCAGCTTTACTTACTTAGATGTAGAACTCGTTGCAAACAAGCTTACGATTTATGGAACCGCTGATAATAGTTTGGTTACAAAAGAACTAGTTATTAATGCTTTTATTGATGGTGACACAGAACCAACCGAGTATTATGGCCGTTATCTTAAAACTATTATCAATAAGGATAATGTATCGCACATCTTTTTAGTCTAATTTGCATAAGAGTTATTAACGTTGTTTAATTAACGTATGAACATAAAGACTCTAAAATTAGATGATCTTAACCCAGCCATCTACAACCCTAGGAGTATTAACGAAGACGAATTTAATGGCCTAGTTAAGAGTTTAGAAACTTTTGGCCAACAAGAAAACTTAATAGTCAATAAAGACATGACGGTCATCTCCGGCCACATGCGGCTTGAGGCCATGAAATTCTTAGGTTGGGATGAGGCCGTTTGCAACTTAGTTGATCTTAATAAAGTCCAAGAAAAAAAGCTGAATGTACTAATGAATAGCCAGTTTATTAGTGGGAATTGGGATCAAGACAAATTAACTGAGGTGCTAGAAGAACTTAAATTAGAAGACGACTTTATAGAGCTACGCCTAGATAAACTCCAAGAATTAGATCTATCCGACCAAGACAACCAACTACCAGAGCAAAAATTAATTAAATGCCCCGAGTGCGGCCATGAATTCACCAAAAAAGAAGACGCCAACCAGACCCAGAACTAAGAAGCCCAAAGGAAAGCACCCAGGCGGTAGACCACCAGTTACGACCAACAAAGTAACCGCCAAACTGGTTGCGGCTTTCCAGAATGGCTTGAACATAACTCAAGCTTGTTTACAAGCCGGCATTAGTGACGACGCTTATTATAACCGAATGAAAAGCGATCAACAGTTTAACGAGGAAATGACTAAAGCCAAGGAATTTCCGTCGATGTTATCGAGACGAGTGGTGGTCGCATCAATCCAAAAGGGCAATGCTAAAAGTGCCACATGGTGGTTGGCACACAAGAACCGAGACGAGTTTTCTACGAAACAAGAAGTTAAACACGAACTACCAGAACCAGACAATGACGAACAAGAACGATTGTCTGACATAATAGCGAGCCATGAGCAATCTAAAAAGCCTAATACAACAAAAGGCCAAACAGAACCCAAAGCTGATTAGAGACTATTTCAGTGAGCCTGAAAACATAGTCGCTTTCAGCTACCTGTTTAAGCAACACATAGAATCCCAGGTACCAGAATTTCATAAAGAGATTTATACGATGTTTACTGAGCTAAGAGGCAACAAGGTAATTGCTGCACCCCGTGGCTTTTCAAAATCCACTATAACCGATTTAGTTTATTTATCGTGGGTAGTATTACATAACAAAAAGAATTTTATTGTTTTAATTAGTGATACTCATACCCAATCTACTATGCTACTCGATGCCTTCAAACAGGAGATGGAATCAAACGAATTAATACGGTGGTTGTACGGCGAGGTTGTTACCGACAAGTGGACTCAAGAAGACATTGAGATTGATGCTCCGAATGCCCGGGTTAGAATTATGGCCCGAGGTGCTGGTATGAAGATCCGCGGTATTAAGTTTCGTTCTTATCGGCCTGATCTAATTATTATTGATGATCTCGAAAACGACCAATTAGTTATGAGTATTGAGCGACGTAAGAAGCTACGCAACTGGCTTAAAATGTCGGTACTCCCCGCTCTGGCAAAGAATGGTGAGGTTGTTATGATTGGCACTACACTACATCGAGACAGCCTACTTACCAATGCTATTCAACTAAAAGACGAATTCAAAGGTTGGCATGCTAAGAAGTATCAAGCCATTTCCGATGATAATAAAAGCCTTTGGCCAGAGCGCTTTAGTTACGAAGAACTGGTGGCGATGCGAGATACCCCCAACAGTGAACGCTATATAGGGCCAGTCTCATTTAGTCAAGAAATGCAGAACAGCCCGATTAGCGACGAAGACCAAATCATTAAGCCAGAGTGGCTCAACCAACGCTTTAATTTGCAAGAATTACTCAACCAGTATCATACAGAGAACCCACAGGTTGACCAAGCCGAAATAACCAACAGCTTTTTAAGAGATAAATTCAAGATGATAATTGGTGCGGTTGATCCGGCAATTTCGGAAAAATCGACGGCCGATTGGTGGGCTATGGTTACGATTGGTATTGCTAGAGACAATGGTCACATCTGGATCTTAGACTACCATCGAGTAAGAGAATCCGACCCGTTAGTCCAAGTCGGTATTGTGCTAGACAAGCATCAAGAATGGAGGCATGATCGAATTAAAGTTGAATCTGTCGCCTATCAACAAGGCTTACAACAACTTATTAATAGAGTTGGGGCGGAACGTAACATCTACGCACCAACTGTTGCCTATCGACCGGACAAAGATAAGGTACGCCGAGCTATTGTTCAATCAGCTAGTTTTGCCGGCAACTTAATCCACATTAGAGTCGACCACCCACTATTAAACGCCTTTCTAGACGAAGTGGTACAATTCCCCCAAGGTAACCATGACGACATGTTTGATGCCTTTATGATGGCCGCCGAAGACGTAACCATGCGATCAAACATTAGGACTTTCAAGAATAAACCGCCTGGCTTTTGAAAATGCTATCATTAACCTATGAGTGAAAAACAGGATTTAACTAAATTTCCTTACGATGATGCCAAGCCTAGACTAGAGCGTTATAGCTTTAATGACAAGCTCTTCGAAGGTCGTCATTTTGATGCTTTCCAGCAAAAGGTAGACAGCCACCATTACAATCGCCACTACGCTATGCTAAAGTATGTGGTAGGTAATTTTGCCGGATTAATTTCCAAGGTGTGTGCAGACTTGCTTTTTAGCGAGCCTATCAAAGTCAAAGTTGACGACGGCGATCAAGGCTTCGTTGATGCTTTGGTACAACAGAATAAACTACACGCTCAAAACTATGAGAGTGCTTTAGCGAACTCACGGCACGGTGATGCTTTATTTAAGATTCGAATGGGCAAGCTAAACCCCGGCGATAAAAAACCGACTGTAATTATTGAAGACATTACTCCAAGTATTTACTTCCCGACACTCGATTCCAACAATGCCAGACAGATTCCAGAAGAACAAGAGCTAGCTTGGAAGATAAAGATTGGTACTAAAGAGTATCTACGAAAAGAGATCCACTTCCCAGGTAGGATTGAGAATAAACTTTATTTATTAGAAGGCGAGGACATTAAGGCCGAGGTCGGTCTTGAACTACTACAGGACTCCGAGGTTAAAGAAGTTGAAATAACCGGTATCGACAAACCATTAGTAATCCACATTCCTAATTGGCGAGATGGCTCACGTTATTTTGGCTATGATGATTATTCTGATCTAAACAGTTTATTCTATGCGGTCAATAACCGTATGACTAAGACCGAAAACATTTTAGATAAGCACAGTGACCCAATTTTGGCTTTGCCTCAAGGTGTACTTGATGAGAGTGGCAAGGTTAAAAAAGAAGCTTTTAACATGTTTGAGATCCCAGACGGTGGAACTGGTGCTCAAGCTAAACCGGAATACATTGTTTGGAATGCTAGTTTAGAGAGCAATTTTAAGCACATCGAGAAACTGATCGAATTTCTGTACATGTTCTCTGAAACCAGTCCTGATGCTTTTGGTATGGGCAAAGGTCAGAATGATAGTGGCCGTGCTCTTAAACTGCGATTAATGCGTACTATCGCCAAGGTAGCCCGCAAACGTTTGTACTATGACGTTGCTTTAAAAGAAGTATTACATACAGCCCAACTATTTGCTAAGGCCAATAGTATTGGTGTTTATGACCAGAAAAAAGGTGATTATTCACTTAAACTCAAGAATGAACCTGTCTGGCCCGAAATTATCTGGCAAGATGGTTTACCGATCGATGACAAGGAAGCTATTGAAGAGGAACAAATCCGAATCACTACTGGCAACCAAAGTATAGTTGATAGTATTATGAGGCTGGATAACGTTGACGAAGACACGGCCCAGCTCAAAGCCAAGGAGATTAAAGAAGAATCGGCCGTTAGTTTGCCTAGTGCTGGGGTATTCTCGCCAGAAGACGATAAACAAGACGAAGCAAGTAACGGAGTTGAATAATGGCTACGCCGCCCTACGATCAGCAAGCGGCTAATCGACTGATTAAGTTGTACCAAACAACGTATAATAACATCCTAAGTGAGATCGATAAAGCCACTGACTTTGGTAAGTTTTATCGAGTCCAGACCCTAGCCTACATTGACCAAGAGCTAAAGCGACTTGGGGCTGAAACTACTGCATGGATTCAAAAAGAGATACCAGCAGCTTACAAAGCTGGTATGAAAGAAGCTATTGATAACATGCATAAACAATTAGTTAGTAATCCCTTCTACCACGGCGGTGGTGGAGGGGCCGGCACTTATGGTGGATTAGGCGGCGACATCTTTGGTAGTGGCTTTTACATTACACCTAATAAGAAAACAGCCAAGCTATTTGGCGATAAGGTTGATAAAGTTTATCTAAGCTTATACAACAAAGCCGAGATACTTAGGATTAATACTGATGCTGATTATGATAAACTAATCCATCGGGTTATTAAGGCTTACCCTGGCGAAGACTACCATACAGCCATTCCGAAGTGGGCAAAGGTAAACGGCTATAAAGCTATTGCTGGAGCTGATGGCTTCGATGATAAGGCTGGTATTGCTGTGTTTGATAAAACCTTGGTATCCAAAACTCCTACCCTACCAATCCGGACTCTATTTACCACCCAGAATCGTCAAATGGTTGAAGCATTAGTCGACGACACATCTAAGCGGTTTGCAGAGGCTATTAGTGGTGTAGGTCGCTCGACTCGCAACCTTACAAACATCGCCTTTCAACGTGAGGTCAGGGCCAAGATTGCTGAAGGTGTAATTACCGGTGCTACTAGACCACAGATAGTACAATCAGTCAAAGGTTTAATTAGAGAACAGGGGCTAACGGCCCTTAAAGACCGGGCGGGGCGTACTTGGACTATAGACCGCTATTCTAGCATGTTAGTTAGAACTAAGATGGCCGAAGCTCGTAACACCGGTCTGGTTAATAAGATGCTTGAGAACAAGCAAGACTTGGTACAAGTTTCACAGAACCGATCAACTCACGAGGCTTGCCGAATCTGGGAGGGTAGAATCTTAACAATGACTGGTGCCACTGACGGTTACCCGTCTTATGAAGAGGCTGTATCGACTGGCCTGTTTCATCCAAATTGTAAGCACACTGTGAACCCAATTAACCCCGAACTGGCTGCGTTGAATCACGGCTGGGATACAACCAAAAAAGGCTACTACCATTACGACTTTAATAAAGATAAACTCCCTAAAGGCAAATACGATACTTGGACGCAACAGGCGGTTAAGAGTGGTGCATTGAGTGATAAGTTAGCCCAACAAGGCTATCATGTTACAAAAGACTTTGACGTATTAGACCCCAAAGGCAAAGTTCTTACGACCGGCGAATTACAATTCTTACAACAAAACAAGGCACTAACGGCGGCCGAAAAATCTATCGCTCAAGGCAAGATGAGCTACACCCAGGCCGAACAATTAACTACCAACTTACACAAGAATGCTGCCAATGCGGCCCAGCGGCCATTCACGTCTAGGGTAATCGATAATCAAGCTAACTTATTCCAGCAAGGTAAGATTTCTGAACAACAATTTAAAGGCTTTGTGATAGATGATTTCCAATCTCGCTACAAACGGAATCCAAGCGAAGCTGACATTATGGGGCTTATGGCTACCTACTCCGGCAAGACCGGCAAGAACCCACTTGTTGAGCAATTGCGACAACGTACCAATGCTGCCTTCGGTCGTTAAGACACTTGACTTACCCACTCCCCCGATGGTGTAGTGTGTCTATGTTTACTCCCTGTTCGGTTTACCAGATTAAAAACCCAAAAAAAGCCTACACTTCCCCGATAGGGGAGTGGTGGTGGCTAACCTGTAACACTGTGACACATGGCAATAGGGGAGGGGAGTAATAAAGTAATAATTAAAGAGTAATTATTGTGTTCTGATTTGCAAAATTCTTTAGCTTGTTGCACAATGATAATAACCCTAATCTTGGGCACAAACCATGTAAAAAAGTGGAGGGAAATTATGGCCGATGAGGCAAACAATAGTAATGATCCAAACGAGTCAGGCTCGGAAAAAACTGGCGATCAGCCAAAAGACACTAAACAGTCTGAGGCACCAACAGGCAGTGATGCCTTCGACCCATCGAAACTAAGCGATGAGGACTTTGAAAAAATCTATGGCGATGAACGTTTATACAAACATAGTCGTTTTAAGTCTCTAAGTGACCGTGCTAAAAAAGCCGACTCGCTGGAAAAGGCAGCTAGTGAAGCCGAGGAAAAATCATTATCCGAAAACAAGAAGTTCGAAGAGCTTGCTAATAAATACAAGTCTAAAAACGAAGAGTTGGAAGGTAAGATTGCAACCATGGCTATACAGAATGCAATTCAGGCAAAAGCGGCTGCACTCAAGATTATTGATTTAGAGGCTGCTACTACACTGATCGACCGAAGTGGTATTACCATCAAAGACGGCCAGGTAGAGGGTATCGATGACGCTTTGAATAAGCTAGTCAAAAATAAGCCCTACCTTGTCTCCGAAGACGGGCCATCAAAAATCGGCAGTCCGAGCAACCCTAGCAATACTCAAACAGAACAAGGCACCAAACGCTATAAGGCGTCCCAACTTCAAGACCCTAAGTTTTATCAGGAGAATGAAAAGGACATCTTAGAGGCACTACGGTTAGGTTTGATTGAAAACGATCTCGAAGTTAAATAACAATCAACTAATCAAAGGAATTTAACATCATGGCAGATGTATTAAACAACACTACTAATGCCGTACTCATTCCTACCATCGTTGCCCAGAAAGCACTTGGTCGATTTGCCAGTTACATGAATCTTGCAAGAACTGTAGCTCGTGACTTCGACTATGCTACTAGCACTTTTGGCCAAACCATCCAGGTTCCAAAACGTGGTGCTGTATCGGCAAATGCGAAGGTACAAGGATCGGCAGTTACCCTCCAAAACCCAACAGCAACTAATGTATCGGTTACTCTTAATCAGCACTTCGAAGTCTCATTCCAACTTGACGACGTAACTAAAGTGCTGCAAAACCAGGATACCCTTATGGGGTATGCTGAAGATGGTGCAATTGCACTGGCTGAAAAAGTGGAAACCTACATTGCTGGCTTGCACCCAAGTATTACTAACACTATAACTTTTGACGCAACTTCAACAGCAAGCAAGATCACTGCACTTTTGAATCTACGCAAACGATTTGTAGAGAATAAAGTACCACGGCTGGAACGCAAAAACTTGTACGTTGATGCTTCAGTAATGAATGAACTTTTAGAAGAGTCTCAATTCACTACAGCCCAGAACATGGGATCAGCTTCAAATCAGGTAGATGGTAATTCAGATGGTCGCGGTTTGCGACTGTACGGCTTCGACATTTTCGAAAGCCAGAACGTACAAACTTCAGGTTCACCTGTTCGTTACCATAACTTGGCTTACACCAGAGATGCCTTCGTATTGGCATTCCGACCACTACCAACTGATGGTAACGGTCACGGTGTAGTACAGTCTGTAGTCTCTAACCCTGACGTTGGCGTCGGCCTTCGTGCTACCATGGGTTATGACAAAGACACCCTTGGTATGCAGTTGACACTCGACGTTCTGTTTGGTGCCAGCATACTTGACACCCGAAGAGTTGTAGAGCTAGAATCTAGCTAGGCAATAGCCGACTACTCAAAACTTCCACAGAGCCGCCGTCTGGCGGCTTTTGTGGTACAAAAAGCTTGTGTTTTGTTTGTGTTTGGTGCATTATTAACTTAATAATGACAACAAAAGGAAACAGATGCTACTTGTAAACCCCACTGGCAGATACGTTGAACTAGACGAAAATTGGGAACATTGGCTACAACAGCCTGGTTTCAGAAAAGCAACTGAACAAGAAGAACGAGAGTACCGAGAGCGACGAATCTTAGAACACGCTAAAATGAGTGGTGATCTAAGCTACAAAGAGTCGCTTTATTTAGTTTCAGTTAGTGAGCGTGGTGGTGCTGACGGCTATGGTATGAGTAGTAAACATTTAATTGAAGCTTTAGAATGGGCCGGTGTACCAGTTAGCGAATACTACACCGAACAAGACATTGGGTTGCTCTATCATAGTCCACATAGTATTACTCGACTCGATACCAAGTACAAGATCATCTACACTATGTTTGAAAGCGATAAAATACCCGAGGATTGGTATGATTATTTACATGCTGCTGATCTAGTGATTGTGCCTTCTAAATGGTGTCAAAAGACTTTCAAAAAGTCTGGTGTTGATTCAATCGTTGTACCACTAGGCTATAACGACAAAGTATTTAAGTATGTTAAGCGACCAAAGCGGGATACCTTTACCTTTTTACACTATGATGCTTTCAATGCTCGTAAAGGCCACTTTGAAGTGCTAGAAGCCTTCGACCAAGAGTTTGATAAAGTCAAAGAAAAGCACATTAAGTTGATTCTTAAAACCAGTCGCGAGATCGCACCAATCCCAATTGTACCGAGCGAATACCCCAACATTAAGGTTGTTTACGACAAGGTACCAGAACAAGAGTTATTTAAGTTGTGTGAACAGGCTGATGCCTTTCTATTCCCAAGCCGTGGTGAAGGCTTTGGTATTACACCATTAGAGGCTATGGCGACTGGGTTACCAGCTATTGTGCCAAACGCTCATGGCATAAGTGAGTATTTTAATAAAAACTACATGCTAGGAGTCCGAGCGACTGAAAAGTGTACCGCTATTTATCGTCGGCTCACTAATGTTGGTTATATGCGGAAATGTAATGTCGATGACATCCGTAAGCAAATGAGGTGGTGCATTGAGCATCCAGACGAAGCCAGAGCATTAGGTACTAAAGCTAGTAAGTATGTTCAGAAGTGGACTTATTCTAAGACTGCCGAACAACTTAAAAAGATTTTTGATGACATTAAGAAAAAACCCTTACCAGAGCGAAAGGTCGGCGACATACTGCCGTTACAGGAGGTCTGAGATGTTTGATACTACTAGCTGGCTATCCTTACTCTACTGGGATTTATTCTTATTAGGTTCGGCAGCGGCTTTACTTATCATAGTGATTATTATGTCAAGGCGGTTGAAATGAATGTTCAATACATCGGCCCTAGTTTAGATTATTCTGGTTATGGTGAAGCTTGCCGTAACGACATCGGTGCCCTAGTTTCACAAGGCATTGAAGTTAGTTGTCGAATACCACGTTATACTAGAGAACAAGCCGATTACCAAGAGATGGGTAAGATTGTTAGTCAACTTGAAGATCGCCCACTCGACTACTTTTTTAAGATAATCCACACTACGCCAGACCAGTTTAAGAAATTTCACGAACCAGGTAAGTACAACATTGGGCGGGTAATCTGGGAAACTACTAAACTACCACCAGAGTTTGCGGAAAACTGCCATTTAATGGATGAGGTTTGGACGGCTTCAGAATTTAACAAACAGGCCATCCTTGATTCAGGAGTAACCAAGCCAATTTTTGTAATACCAGAGGCCATTAGCACCACTGTAAAACCGGAGTCAATTAAACCTTATCATTGCAAAGCTGACCGTACATTCGCCTTTTATTCAATCTTTGAATGGACGGAACGTAAGAATCCTGATGCACTGCTTAGAGCCTATTGGTCTGAATTCACTGACAAAGATGATGTAAGTCTGGTGATTAAGACTTATGTTGATGATTTCAGTGTTACCAAGCGTCAAGAGATCTCACAAGCCATTGGGGCTATTAAAGCCGCTTTGAACCAAAAGTATTATCCCCCTGTCTATTTGTACCGTGATTTGATGGATCGACCCCAAGTCTATCGCTTTCACAGGAGCTTTCATTGCTTTGTATCAACTCACCGTGGTGAAGGTTGGGGGGTGCCGCAGATGGAAGCCATGTTACTTGGTAAGCCAATTATCAGTAGTAATGTTGGTGGAATCCATGAATACCTAACTCATAAAAAGGATGCGTTGTTGCTACCAGTTGAGATGATACCAGTAACTAATACTCGTAATACCCATTGGTACTTACCAGATCAGAAGTGGGGTAAGGTTGAAATTCAAGACGTTAGAAAAACAATGCGGTGGGCTTATGACAATAAAGATAAGGCCGAAAAGATCGGTCAAACAGCTCGTAAGACTGTTCTTGATAAGTTTAGTTTTGATGCGGTTGGAAAGCTTATGTTTGATCGGCTAAACTTAATTATGGCAGGAGGCGATCAAACATGAAAATACTCTATTTGAGCTGTCATGCAATACTTGAATACGACGAACTTAAGCTCTTTGAAGAGCTGGGCTATGATTACTTTTCAATTGGTGCTTACATTAATCCCAAGAAACCGCATGCTGACATTCGGCCAGCGTTAGGCCATAAATACCACCAACACCTGGCAGATGTATCAATGATACATAACCAGAGCAACCTACACGAAGAACAAATCGAGTGGGCCGATGTAATCATAATAATGCACGTTCCAGAATGGATCGAACTTAACTGGCCAAGGATTAAACACAAAAGAGTTATTTGGCGATCGATTGGTCAATCCACCTTCGCAACTGAAGAGCGGCTTAAACAATTCAAGAATGAAGGCATGGAAGTATTACGCTACAGCCCCTATGAGGCTAGAATACCTAATAACATTGGCCAAGACGCCACAATCCGCTTTTATAAAGATCCAGCCGAGTTTGGTAATTATAATGGTGCAACTAATGAGATAGTTACCTTTGCACAATCTATGCGGTCAAGGGGTAGTTATTGTAACTATGATGTATACGAAACTACCACCAAAGGCTTAGATGCTCATGTCTATGGCCCCAATAATGATGATACTCACTTAAACGGCGGGTGCTTAAGCTATGAGAAAATGAAGGCTAAGATGCGAGATGCTAGAGTATACTTTTATACTGGTACTCACCCAGCCTGTTATACCTTAAACTTTATTGAAGCATTTATGACCGGTATTCCAATAGTCTCTATCGGCCCACAATACGGCAACTCAACCGACTTTAACCAAGATACGTTTGAAGTACCAGACATTCTTCGGAATGGTATGTACGGCTTTGTGAGTGATGACCTGGATCAATTACGAACTTACTTAGAACAACTACTAAAGGATAATAAGTTACGTCAAATGATAAGTCAAAATGGTCGCACTAAAGCTATCGAGTTATTCGGCAAAGACATAGTTAAAAAACAATGGAAGGAGTATTTGGAGAAATGACACCCACAAAATACATGCAGCAAAAAGATAGAAGCTTACAGCTTCATAATGAGTCTGAATACAGTGGTATTGATGGTAATAACTACTTTTCTTTTAATAGTGGTGGGGTTGAATGCGAGATTGGCGAATTTTTGTTTGCAATGGTTCGAGTGTTAAAACCAGAGTATGTTTTAGAGACTGGTACACATGAGGGCATTGGAGCAAGCTACATGGCCTTGGGCTGTAAAGAGAATGGTTTTGGTGAGGTTCACACCATTGAGTTCTTACCTGAAAACCACCTGAAATCTAAGAACCGCTTTAAAAAACTGGCCCTTGATAAGTATGTTGTTTCAAGCCTAATGGATGTAGCCGATTACGAACCGGAGTTTGAGTATGGTATGATCCTGCTTGACACAGAACCGCAGACCCGCTTTGCTGAACTCCTACAATTCTATAAGAGTCTAAAACCAGGCGGCTACCTATTTATTCACGATCTCCACCGTCACATGCACCAAATCGATAATCAAGAACATGGCTTCGCCTGGCCTTATGGCCGTATTCCAGAAGCCATGAATACGCTAATAATAAACGGCAGTTTACGACCATTCCACTTCCCCACCCCAAGGGGTATGACCGGCTTCTATAAAACCACCGAACAGGATTACCAATGGACATAAGACAAGTAGTTGAATACTCCACAGCTTCACAAAATCACGATGAGCTTTTCGAACTACTTGTAAAAGTTAAGAAGTCAGAGCCAAAGGTTATTCTGGAGATCGGTGTACATCTTGGTTATTCACTCCAGGATTGGAGGCGAGCCTTTGAACCAGACATCTTGATTGGTGTGGATAACGATACTAGTAAGCTAAGGTTTGATGATGCCGACATAATCGAAGGTGATTCACATAGCGTTGATACTTGGGATGAGGTTAAGCTAGCCTTAGCCGGTAGTAAGGTTGACTTTCTGTTCATAGACGGAGACCATACTTATGAAGGTGTAAAGCAAGACTATGAGATGTATGGCCCGTTAGTCAAAAAGGGTGGTGTTATCGCTTTGCATGATGCTGGTATAGCTGATAATCCAGGGGTTGAAGTTTATAAGTTGTGGGATGAGCTAGCCGATCAAGGGGTTAATGGCGAATTAATCTACAATAAAAGTAGTACGGGGGTGGCATTAATTTATGTCTAGTCGGGCTGTAATCTTACCCACTCCTGGTGATCCGTTTTTACTTTATTACTGGATGCAACACTATGAAAGTGTTTGGCGTGATGAGGTTGATAAACTTTATGTTTGTATAAATGGGCAAACTGATAAAGAGTCAATAAACTTTATCTACGATCTACTAACTGCAACAACCAATTGCGAGTTTATAGATAGTCTAAGAATGATCGACCATGGTAACGCCATCGATGAGCTACTTGGTATCTGTAAGGAAAAGCACATTATGCTTATCGAAGACGATGCTTTTGTTTTCCGCAAAGGCAAGGTTAAACAGTGCTTTGAACTACTAGAGAGTGGCCAATACCAAGTTGTCGGTTCAAAACGTGGTAGTTGTTCACAAGAGATTCTCGATAAGGCAGCAATTAAGTGGAGCTTAAGTTATGAAGGATTAGGAGACCAGGGCTGTAACTTCTGGCCTAACTTCTTTTTCTCTAGTAGAGCACTACTACTTAAGACCGATCGTAATTTCTGTGCCAAACTATGGAAGCCAGGCCAAGTAATTGATGGTTTGAATGAACCGGCCGAGGCCGATTGTGCAGGTGATACTTTTGTGAATACTAGCTTACAAATCCACTCAATCGTTCCTGAAAGCCAGATTTGGTATGAGCCACAGCACCATGGTGCTACAGACGATCAACCAGACTACGATGCCAGAACCAACATCTGGGCACCACAAACAGCCTGGTTGCATGTAGGCAGCTTGTCTAGTGGCATCTTCGGTTTACTTGATCTTAATAAACCCTTACCACAGGTTGGGTTTAATACTGAACAGGAAAAGTTAGAGTTAGAGCGACGTGTTACCTTCTGGTCGATCTTTGCTGAGAATTTCAAAGAACCAGCCCTAAAAAACCAATTAACAGACTATAAGCTAGCTCTTGATCGACTATGTAATCATTACGAATTGAATCGATCAGCCATAGCCAAACGAATGCTTATGTATTATGAGGTACTACCAAGATGGACTATGACGTAATAGTCTGCTGGCCACGGAGTTGTGACTACCCATTGTGGCGGGCTTTTATTAAAGAAAATAGAGACCGGTTCAAACAGGTCTTTGTAGTCTTTACCGAGACACATCAAGGTGAAGATTATACCGCTTTTGTTCAGGCTGACTTATCACCATACCGAGTTACCTGCTTCAACAACAGTGAGATAACCCATGGGCAAGATTGGCGGGATGTGGCAGTCAACCTAGCACTTAGTCTATGTGAGGCTGAGTTTGTTTGGTTCACTGAACAAGATTTATTTATCACTCAAGACTCATTCTTTACTGATGTTGCCCTTAAGTCTATAACCTATGATGTGATTGGCTACAAAGAGGGTGATGGTGATAACCGTTTACACCCATCTAACCTTTGGGTAAACCTTGAAACCTTAAGGAGAACCAATTGTAATTTTGGTGTAGTTGATAATAAATACGACCACTTTGGTCTATTCTGTAAAGAGCTGGACAATCTCTGTGTGCCGACTTATCAGTATCCTTATCCAAATCCAATGTTTTACCACATGAATGGTCTTAGCCATAACATGAGTTTGTTAGAGCGAGGCGAGATTATAACTTATCACCCAACGCAGTTTAGGGGCTACTTAGCTACTTGTTTGCAACAACCCAATCTTGATCCAAGATTCAAGAAGTTGGCTCAAAAAGGGGTCGATCTTTTGTTGGAGGCTGGATTATGAATGTCTTTTGTGACTTCCACCACGCTGGGCTTTTAAATAGTTTTATTATGCTATTCGAGAATAGACTAGGAGGAAACGTTTATAGACCGATCGGTACTGAATGGGCCGAAGAAGGCTATTGGAAAGTTTACGATCACCCCGCTACTATTCAACAGTATTTGACCACAGCCCAAGGCTATAAGCCAGTTGACGGTAGCCAACCGCTTAATAACATCACGAAGGTTGAGAATGGTATTTACTACTGTCAAGACATTGATTCTGGTTATTACAATAAAGCTATTGATTTTGACAACTTTCGCAAGCTTGACATTGATGTTGTAATTGCATCTTTGCCCCAACACATCGAACCGTTCCGAAGATTAATCGCTGAACATAAGCCTAATGCCAAACTAATCTATCAGGTAGGTAATCAATGGGATGGTATTTATGCTGAAAACATTATGGCTAGTGCAAGGCTGAAGTGGGATTTGATCCCAGAGTTTGCCCGCCGTGAAGGTACTGAACTTAATTTTATTGAGTATCACCAAGAGTTTGATTTGAACATCTTTAAGCCAATCTTGAAAGAAAAGCCAGCCTATATAACATCATTGTTAAATGTACCAGAACAGTATCCAAGCTATAACACATTATTAGAAGTTGAAAAGCTAGTTGATGGCCAAGTTAAGATTTATGGTGGGCAGAGTCGAGATGGTGCTAGACACGGTACCATTCAAGTAGCCCAGGCAATCCAAGATAGCAAGTTTGTTTGGCAGGTGAAACCAGGTGGTGATGGTTATGGACACATTCTATTTAATAGTTATGCTTGTGGTGTACCAGTTATTACCGCTATTAATGATTATGCTGGTAAACTCGGTGAAGACCTACTGCTTGATGGCAGAACATGTATTGCAATTGATAACCTGTCTCCTAGTGAAATAGCCGAAAAGGTTAAACACTACGCCCAGCCAGACGAGTATTTTGACTTGTCTTACCGAGCTTATAAGCAGTTTTGTAAGGTGGTTGATTTCGATTATGAAGCCGATCGGATTAAAGAATTTTTAATGAATCTAAGGTGATGTTATGGCCCGTAAGAAACACACCAAAATGCGAATTACCGACTTCCAGATCAAAGATGATAAAGCAATAATCGCAGTCGAAATCCGTCGGGGCCAACATGTCTGGCATAAGTCTTATGGTATGAGTCGTGAGAGTGTACGTTCATTTGACTTTGAATTATTCAAAGAACGGATTTACAATGATTCTAAAGCAATGATAAGCGACCAAGAGTTAGAAGATGCTGCTATGCGGAAGATTCGGGAGTTTATGGGCCCAGACATAATGTTAGATTAACGAAAGGGGAGTTATGTTATCAGAACAATTCAAACGTGAGCGGTTCACAAATGCGATTAACGTTATTAAGAGCTATGCCCTTATACCAGAAGCCCAACATAAACAAGCTAATGCCAGAATTAGTATTTTAGTCGATAAAATCTATCGGGCTTGCAAAGACGATGAGGAATTATTCAGACATTTAGCTAAGGAAGAATTGACTGACTATGAAGCCAATAGAAGACAACTTGCCACGGCTAAAGAAAAAAACGAAAAGACAATCGACATGCTAGAAAAGGCACTTAAGGCTAGTGATCCTGAATAATCCTGATCTAGCTATTATTGCTATAATTGGGTTATGGCTAACCCATCCCCAGATTACCCAACAAGCATACATTCTCAAACTGATACATCTAATAATGACGATCAGTTTCTTGGTGCTACCAATCCAAAACATACTGATGTACACGGTAAAGTCGAAGAAGAAATTACAGCTATCCAAACCAAACTCGGCATTGGATCGAGTGCCGCTTCCAGTGCAGCCGCTAATACTGTTCTTGCTAAAGGTGCAACTAATACCACTTGGACGGCCTTTACCACATTATTAGGCACCGCTACTACTAATAACTTACCCCAAGGATCAACTAATTTATACAGCCAATGGCAAGCCGATAGCCCAGGCATTATATACACAGGCCATATAGCGGTTGGTGCTAATGCCGATGTAGACGGTAATGGCCAAATTAACTCATTACTACAAGACTTATTTGGTGCTGGCACTTATTCAAGTGTTAGTAACATTCAGGAAACAAGAACGGGTACACCAAATGTTTATACCAATGGGCTAAATGTCAAGTTAGCTTCAAATTACTCATCGTCTCCAACAACCGTAATAGCTATTGAAGCTTTGGCTGCTACATTAGCGGGGAATACAGCAGGGAGCATTATTTTAGCGGGATTCTTTGGCGGTTCGGCACATAGAGGCACTGGTACGGTTGGTAGTGCTTTTGGGTTACCAGGCATTGCCGCCCTACAATCGGCCGGCACGATTACCAGTGCTTATGGCCTATATGGGAATGTTCAAAATACTGGTTCCGGCACGATTACAACCGGTTATGGTTGTATCATCGTTTCAAATACAAATACTGGTGGTGGTACATTTACGACCAATTATGGCCTATACCTTGAGAATCAGACGGCTGGCGTGACTGACTACAACCTGTATTCTGCGGGGTTATCCAGCCGTAACTTCTTTGATGGTTATGTAGAGACTAGCTCATCAGGTGGATTCTACCTAGGTACAGTTGGATCAGTAAATAATAGGTTTTTATTGAATGCACCACTTACAACTGATGCAACTGTAGAGCAAATGAATACTCCTAGTTCAACAGCTAGAAAAGCTTTGGTTCTACAGATGCGTTCTAGCCAAACCGCCAACGCTTTTGAGGTGCAAGATAACACTGGTGCTATACTAACCAGTATTACCCCAGTAGGTTTAGTTAGAGCACCTGATGGTACCGCTGCGGCACCCAGCCTAGCTTTTGACGACGATACCGATAATGGACTATATAGACCAACCACCAACCAAGTTGGTTTAGCGACTGGTGGTACAGCCCAGGCTATCTTTGACGGTGCATTAAGTGCGGGGTCGTTACTGGAGCTAGCACCAACCGACAGAACCTATACAGCCACTCATGCTTTCATAAAAAACGATAATACCTACACAGCTAATTTCAGCAATGCAAGTTATCCAGTGGCATGGGATTATGGTTCTACGATAATTTTCCAACAAGATGGCTTTGGTTTCGGCTCGGGGTTCTTATTCTACAATCACCCAACTATACAAAATAATAGTGGTTCTACCCGTTCAGTTGGGCCAGTCGGTGGATTTGTCTCACAACCAATAATACAGGCTAACGGCGGTACCCTAACAACATCACTCGTTGTAGGTTTCCTTGGTAATTCTACAATCAACCGTATAAACTCCGGAACAAATAACGTAACTACCAATGTTGGCTTTTATTCTCAAGGGACTACTGTCGGAGCAGGTAGCACATTAACTGATGATTATGGCGTAGCGATAGAACAAGCCGGTACTAATTCAGGCACCTGGACTAACGCCATTGGTGTACAAGTGGCTAGTTACACGCTTGGTACCAATCGCTATTCGGCCAAGTTTGCAGCCCCTTCAACTTCAGGAGCCACCACAGTACGAACTCTTTGGCTGTCATACAATGCTGATAATACTGTCGAATCAGCGGGTATTCACTTTGGCTTAAGCGCCGACACTAATCTATTCCGAATGGGTGCCAACATTTTAGGTACCAATGACCAACTTCGGTCAGCTAGGGCAGCTTCAACTGATTTAGCGTTTAGTGCCCTCATTACTACAGATGGTGTCAGACGATTTAGTGTTGATGCAGCAGGGTTGCATGAATGGGGGCCAGGCGGTGCAGGAGCAATTGACACCAACCTATATAGGAGTGCGGCTAATACCCTCAAAACTGATGATAGCTTCGTCTGTGCCGACATTGATACTGGCAACGGTGCTGTCGAACTTGCAGCAGGTACTTATACCCCAACACGTTCAGCAGAGACTAACCTAGATGCGAATGTTACCATGACTGAGGCCCAATACATGCGAGTTGGTAATACGGTCACTGTATCTGGTAGGTTTACGGCTGATCCCACACTTACTGCTACCACTACTAGTTTTGAGATTACACTACCCGTGTCATCAAACCTTGGTGCAGCCGATGATGTGGCAGGTACAGCATTTTGTGGTTCTATTGCCGGGCAAGGGGCAATGGTGTTTGGTGTGGCAGCTAATGACACAGCTAAGGTACAATGGGTAGCAGGTGATGTTACGTCACAAACCTGGTCGTATCAATTCACTTATCAAGTAATTTAGGAGGTAAAATAATGGCAACAATAAATGTAGAGGTTCCAAATAACAAAGTAGATAATTTAGTAGCTTTATATAAAGCTCGCTATAATGTGGTCGACAAGTTTGATACCACAGAACAAAAACTCGAATTCTTAGGCAAGATGCTATCCCATGAGACCGTGGTAATAATTAGGCAAACTATTGTTGAGCAGGCACAGGCCCAGGCTAAAACAACAATCTTAGCTGACGACGACATAAAAGAAACACCTTTTGAAGCCGAGCAGTCCGCCAAAGTATTAAATGTTAGTGCCGAAGGCATTAAATAAAGCACATTAAAATAAACTAATGTACAATTGACTTATGGCAAACATGAAATACTACAAAGAAGGTTTGGAAACCTACCTTATCAGCACAGATGAGGTGGTAGCTGGTGCATCCAAAAACTTCTGGGATTTATTTAATCCGGTCGCTACAAACGCTAGACTACTCATCTTTGGTATTTGGGCCATCCCTAAAACTGATGTCGCTGTAACTGGTACTCTTGGTGTTCGCTTTGATTTTTATAAAACCAGTTCTACTGGCACTGGTGGCACGGGTGCTTTATGGGAGTCACCACTACCAAACGTACCAACAATAGCCCCGCTTGATACTAGGAACATAGAATTTGGCGATCCTATCTCAAACCTTCTTTTTAGAAGTGTTCCAACTGGTGGCGCTGCTATAGGTAATTACCTATTCCGAAGGTACATCTTTTCAGAAGAAACCAACGCTCAAACTAATGCTCATCAGCATTTTAATCTTCTACCGACTTCAGATGAGGCCCAACCACTAGTAATTGGTCAAAACGAAGGCTTACTCTGTAAACAAGGCACTGTGGCCTCCGTTAATAGTTACACCTTCAACATCTTATTCGGTACTCAAACTCTTAACCAAGGTTAATTAAATGGCCTGGTATACTGATGCCAACCCAGCATGGTACACAGCATTATTAGTCTCTTGGTGGATTACTGTTGCTGGTGCTACTTGGGATTCCATGACTGTTACTTGGGATAGTTTGAACACATCATGGGATAGTAGAGAAGCTAGTCAAGGTGGTTGGTATGATGGCCCAGCTTCTAGTTGGTATACAGCCGATAATACATCCTGGTACTCATAATGCTAAAATGATGGTATGGCAAGCAAACGACAATACTTATCGCAATCAGAACTTGCAGAGTATGCCGACATAACCATTACCGATTCTAGTGAAGCCGACGACCGAATTACCCAAGCCGAAGAGTTGATAGACAGTTATGTAGGCTATCAATGTAAAGCCGTCGAGGAAGTTATCGAAGGCCGGGTTGCTAGTGCTACAACCACAACCTTCACCTTAGAAGCTAGTAGACACCAGAATGCCTATCAAGGTAATTTTTTCTTGTATTGTGAGGTGGAAATCATGGGTGGTACTGGATCAGGCCAACGTCGCACAATTACAGCCAGTACTTATGCTGGTGTATTAACTGTTGATTCGTCTTGGTCGACCACCCCAAATAGTACAAGTTATTATCGTATTTATCAGCTTGGTAAGTTCCCGAGAGAAAAGGAGAGCTTTTTTGATGGCAATGTTAGCCCGCAGGTTTATGTCAAGAGTATCCCAGAAGCCATCCGCCGTGCGACAGCGGCCCAAGTACAATTTATGATTACAATGGGTGATAACTTTTTTGCTGGCAATAGCTCAACTTTTGATAGTGAACGAATCGGCAATTATGAATACGGACGGGGTGGTGGCGGCGGTAGTGGTGACATTGCACCATTAATCGCACCAAAAGCCAAAATGCTTTTGCGTGGCTATGTCAATCGAAAAGGCGTAATGGTAACGGAGACGTGAGATGAGCTATGAGGGAATGCTTAACCAAACCATCACAGTTGCTAACACAAACAACCATGATCGGTATGGCCGACAAACTTTCGGTAGTAGCACTAACATTAAATGTCGATTTGAGAAAAAGAATCAAACCCGACTTTTGCCAAACGGTGAGACGCAGGTTATTCATGGTATCATCTTTGCCCAACCAACTATCACCATTAATACTGATGACAAGATTACATTCGGATCAGATACCTACAAAGTAGTGAACAAGGAAACTGTAGTAGTGGGTAATGGCTCTAGTCATCATTTGGAATTGGAGGTTGTCAAATGGCCTCAGTAAAGTGGGACGATAGCAGTTTTCAGAGTGGATCAAGAATGGCGGCTAAGATAGTTGCAGAGGCTACTCATAGAGGATTATTAGAGGTCGCTGACGATCTATTGCGGCTAAGCCAACTAGAGGTGCCTTTTGATACTGGCCATTTAATGCAGACTGGCAATCGTCGTACTATTACCCCAGACGAGCAGGAAGTTGGTTACTTCACCCCCTACGCTGCTAGGTTACATGAACATCCAGAGTACCATTTCCAAAATGGCCGCAAAGGCAAATACCTTGAAGACCCGCTGAAACAGAATGCCAAGCTATTTGGCTCGTGGATTCAACAAACAATTAACAGGGCATTATAATGGAACTACAAATCTCTAATTCAGTTGCTACTCAACTCTTCAACGAAGACATTGGTTTAAGCCCAGGTGTGAACTTGTTTGAAGGTCGTATGCCGGCAGATGTGATTAATTGTGTAGTAGTTATTATGACTGGTGGTGAACAACCCGATCGGTATGTAACAGCCCGGCGATCGAGTACTTTTCAAATAATGATTCGTAATACCGACTATGATGCTGGGCTACAAAAGCTTACTCAAGTCCGCAATGCCTTTCATGGTTTAAGTGAACAACGAATTAGTAGTATCCACTTCCAATGGTGTTACGCAATCTCCGAAGGTGGTGCATTAGGCCAAGACGAAGCTGGTAACGAATTATTTAGTATAAACTTCCAATGCAGGATAAGAAGCGTATAAAAGATAGGATTTATCGAGAACTTCGGTGTATGAAGTGCCGGATGCTGATTTGTTATGAATACATTTACCATGGCTATGTTCTATTTGAGTGCCCACGCTGTGGGGAGCCTAACAAGTTTTATTTCCAACACCGACTAAAAGCCAAGAAGTTTGAAAAATGATACAATCAGATCAGGTCGAACATTAAATAATTAATAAGGGAAAAGGATAGTATGGCAGACGCAACCAAAATGCGGGTTGGTGTTTGTACCGTTGTATTTAACGGTGTTGACTTAGGTCATACGCAAGGTGGGGTTGAAGTCACTTATGAACCTACTTATCACGACATGATGGTCGATAAGTTTGGTGAAACCGTCGTTGAGAAGAAGCTCATCGGTGAGAAGTTGACCGCTAAAGTACCACTTGCCGAATACACAATCGCCAATCTTAAAGCCGCCATGCCACAAGGCCAGTATGCAGGTGTAGCTAATGCTCGAATCCACGTCGGTAAATCGGCTGGAGCAGGTGCATTAACTAATTCCGCACAACTTGTTTTACATCCACAAAACGAAGGCACTCGTGCCTACGATGTTGTTTTCCACAAAGCTTATGTTGCAGCTACAATCACTTTGCCACATAAGAATGACGAAGACAAAATCATCGAGGTTGAGTTCGTTGCGTTGGTTGATGAGAGCAAGTCTGACAACAACTACCTTGGGTTTATCGGCGACAGTACAGCTTAATGGTTGTGACCTAGTGTGCAAAGTCACCGTCATACCTTAGCTACATGAAAAGAGAGATTACAATAAAATTAGATTCGGGCGATCGGGTAATTAGAAAACTACCTATCAAGAAGTATTCAGAACTATTTTTAGCACTTCAGAATGTACCGGAGCTTTTCGAAAACTTCGATAAGCTTAACCAAGAATCGATACTTGAACAGTTACCAACGTTGTTCGCTAAAGCAACCCCTGATGTGATAAAAATAGTTGCCATCATGGCAGAGATGCCAGTCGAAGAGGCCGAAGAGTTAGGCTTTGATGAGGCGACCGACATCTTTTTAGCAAGTATCGAAGTCAATAATTACGAAAAGGTATTTGCTAACATAAAAAAAATTATGGCTCGGTGGAGTCAAAGCAACAAAGCTCCAAAGTTACCGCAGAGCAACTCGAAAGCTGGCTCATCCGAGCCGTCGACACCCTAGCCAGCGAGTACGGCTGGAGCAAGCAGGACATTTATTACGACGTCTACCCAGACGAATTATTAATGTTGCAAAACGCTATTCGCAATCGTAAAGCTGCTGAGAATTACAAACTGGCAGCTATTGCCTTAAACCCCAAAACCAAGAACCCAAGAGAATTATTAAACGTTTTTAAATCTGACATCGACACTGAACCGTCGGTAAGTATGGAAACTAAGAAGCCAGCTAAAGATAGTCTTAAAGTCACTTTAGAAGGTGGGGGATTCGGCGTTAAATGATTTTAATTGCTACAATTAACCTATGGCCAAAAAACGTAAACCATGGGGTAAATAATGGCGTTTGAAGCAGGATCAATTGTTGCTCGGATTAAAGCTGATGCGACTAACTTCAAATCTGGCATGGCTGATGCTCAAGCTTCGGCACATACTTTTAGTAGTAAGTTGCAGGACTTCGGAAGTAAATTGAGTTCTTTTGGTGCCAGCATGATGAAGACTGGTACGATAATGTCTGCTGCTGTTACATTGCCAATAGTTGCTATGGGGCTTGCTAGCGTTAAGGCCGCTAGTGATCTACAGGAAACTTTAAATAAGGTTGACGTCTCTTTTAAAGACCAAGCCAGAACGGTGAGGGAATGGGCTAATACTTCAGTAACATCTATGGGTTTGGCTAGGCAGTCGGCATTAGACGCCGCCGCCTTATTTGGTGACATGAGTACGTCAATGGGATTGACAACCGAAGAGGCAGCTAAAATGAGTACTAGCCTAGTTCAGTTAGGTGCAGACTTAGCGTCGTTTAAGAACATTCCTTTTGAGCAAGCACAAATTGCTTTAGCTGGTATCTTCACTGGTGAGACAGAAAGCTTAAAACGACTTGGTATAGTAATGACCCAGACCAATGTTGAGGCTTACGCTCTGACCCAGGGTTTCAAAGGTAATTTCGAAGCTTTAACCCAAGCTGAAAAAGTGACTTGGCGTTATAAGTATGTTATGGATGTAACCAAGAATTCCCAAGGCGACTTTGCTAGAACGGCTGATAGTACAGCTAACCAAATTCGTATGATGCAGGAAAGGTTCAAAGAGTTACAAACTAAGATTGGTGAGGAATTACTCCCGATTGCAAATAAGTTATTAGAATGGGTGGGCAAGGCTTTTGATTGGTTCGAAAAGCTAGATGGCAACACTAAAAAGATTATCCTTGTAATTTTAGGTGTAGCTGCTGCTATTGGCCCATTACTATTAGCACTAGGGGCGTTAGCTACAGCACTAGGGGCGTTAGCTGCTCATCCCGTTGTATTGATAATTGCCGCCATTGTAGCCGGTATAATTTTACTTGGTATTGCAGTGAATAAGATAGTTGAACATTTCGGCGGTTGGCAAGCTGTGATGGATCGACTTAAGCCAGTCTTTGAGTGGTTCAAGATGGCCTGGGAAACTATAGTAAGGTTGTTTAATGAGCGGATTAAACCAGCACTGGATCACTTATGGCAAACATTCCAAGAGAAACTACTACCTAAATTGCAAGAGTTCTGGGAACGTCACGGCCCCGCCGTTATGCAGGCTTTAGGCATTATTGCTGGTATTATTGGAGGCACGCTAATTGTCGCTATCTATTTACTGATCTACTGGCTAGAGTTTATGATAAATGTCTGGTCAGGTGTAATCGATGCAATTAGTTGGGTTATCGACCAACTGAACATGTATTGGGATAGGATGGTTAATGATTGGAATGCGACAGTCAAGTTTGTGACTGATTCGGTAAATGCCTTTATTTCATTTTTCCAAAACTTACCGTATAACATTGGCTTGATTGTTGGATCAGTGGTGCGATGGTTTATGGAACTACCACGCAATGCTGAAATAATGGTGAATAACATAATTAATTGGTTAAACCAGTTGCCAGGCCGAGCTTGGAATGCCATGGTCAACTTGTTCAACTCTATTGTTCATTGGTTAAGCCAATTACCTGGCTGGGCACAGAATGCAGCCAGCAACATGGTGAATGGCTTTATTGGTTGGGTTAGTAGCCTACCAGGCCGTGTCTGGGGGATTATGGCACAAGTTGCTAATACTATAGGTGGGTTTGGTAGCTGGCTATGGGAACAGGGCCGTCGAATCGCTGCAAGCGTCTGGGAAGGCTTTAAGAAGGGTTTAGGTATCCGGTCACCAAGTTACATTGAAAAGGCATTTATGGCTATCCAGGATCAAGCTAGTGAAACTTTGTATCAAATGACTAAGGATGTCAACCAGCTAAACCGCATTACTTCTAATGGTTTAGAACCTATGTTGGCTGGTGCTATGAACAACCAGACTAATACTACCTTTAATGCACCAATTTACATTGGTAATGAAGCCGATGGCGATAACCTAATCCAGCGTATTAGCCGCAACCAGGAGCTAGCCGACCAAGGTATAACCACTAGGGGGTACCAGTCGTGAGCCGATCAATTCTATTTAATAGCGTTGATTTAAGCACAATTACTGATTGTGTGATTACTCGTATTACTCCATATAATTCACCCCGCCGGAACCTTTCAACTCTTAACTTGTCCAATAGTGATGGCTCGAAAACTACGGCCGCTGAATACAAAGACAAAACCATAGTTGTAGAAGGTTACTTGGAAGGTGACACAGTGGATGAGATGGAAATCGCTAGAGATACATTGATGCAATACCTAGCTCCAATTGAAAAGACATTACGTTTTATACAGTCAGGAGCCACTAGGATTTACACTGGTACGGTTTCAGATGTCACATTCAGTGAATCAGAAGGTAGTTCGACAACTTTTGTTATTACTTTTGTCTGTGCTGACCCATTTGGCTACGATCCTAACTATGTTCTTGAGACCACTAGTAACATAACTAGCTTGCCAAGTAATTGGACTATTACGGTAGCTGGTACCTACAACGCCAAACCAGTTATTCAAGTAACGCTTAGTTCACCGTCATCGGCTACTAGACGATTGGTAATTGGCCGTTATAGTACTGCCACATCAGCCTACCTTGAAAGCTTATGGATTCAAAAAGACTGGACTGGTGACACTGGCAAAACCATTGTAGTTGACTGTCTTAATAAGACTGTTAAGATGCAGGGCGTAGCCCTTGATTACTTTGGTGTGTTTCCTGAATTCGAGATTGGTAGCCAGACAATCCGCTTTGAAGGTTACGACACCGCCGGTGCAGCTTCAGACTTTACTGATTTGAATAACCCAAGGCTTACTTACTATAAGAGGTACTTGTAGTGCTTAGGTCATCAACTGCCTGGAAGGAAGGGGTGACTTTACAGTTATTAACATCAACTGTACAAACAATTCGTCGGACTTATACCACGGGTGCATTATCCCTACCCCATACCAGTATTACCCCAGGTTTTACCCGTAACGCAACTTCTAGCTCATTTATAGTTGATGAGTCTATCGAGTTATTTAACATGTCGGCTTTGCAAAGCTTAAGTATTGATACGCCAGAAGTCTATAACCTGTTTTACCGAACAAGGACTTGTCTTAATACAACTGAGAATACTGAGTACCAATACACACCACCAGGGGAATTCCACTTTTATGCGTTATTACATCCTGACCAGACTAGTGCCGCTACCACAACAAGCCACTGGATTGACCCGGCGTTGCTAGATAGTAATCCAGAAGATTATCCGATAATGATTAAAATGCACAGCCAGAACATGATTAACATTACCGGCCAAACATTCAACTCATCGACTATGGATTATGAGGATCTGTTTAACAATCTTGCTATCACACCAGAATTCGCCACTATAATTCAAGACATTATTGACGGTAATCGTACACCTTATGTTCGACTCTTATGGGTTGTTGAAGCGATGTATAACAACTACTTTCCAACTAGTGAGGAGCAAGGGGTATCTATTGGTAAAGCTGATGGTTCAGTCGGTTTCTTCGGCGTTTACTTGAAACCTAAAACAGAAAACAGTTCGGAATTTATACCAACCCAAACATACTTTGATTATAAGGTTTTAGACCAAGATACCAACATACTTGGTTCTTTAAGTACTGTTGTAAGTAAACCAACGTTTACGTTAGAAAAATCATCAGCCGGGGTTGCTATTAACTTGGAGCTTGGAGAACTACCGAACCCAGATAGTGAGCTAGCCCAGATCGGTAATACAGTCCAAATCTATAGACGTGATACTAACGACGACAACAAAAAGCTTTTCTTTGATGGTACCATCACCAGAGTTAGACATGTTTACGGGGATGATAAGAAAATGATTATTACCTTACTCTCAAGGGGCAATGAGTTCGCTAAATACTTAGCATCTATTTACGGGGCTGTTCCAAAGTGGGATTTCCCACTGTCTAATGATGCAGTCTCAATTGGTTTCACTGGTGGAGCAACTGGAGGTAATGGCCAATTCTGGTTTAGGTTTTATGTGGATAAAGAATACATTATTGACTCATTTAGGGGCTATGCCAAAGTTGATGCAAGTGTAGTACCTGCCGACACAGATTTTAGTCTAGCGGTGGCTATTTACAACGACAATGGTTCGGTGAGTGATCCTTCAACCGCCACATTATACGATCAGCCATCAGTGTCTTATAAAATTTCAACTGACCAAACTGGCGACACAATACCGCACATGGACATCTTTTATAGAACTTCCTATAATTTCTCACTTGATGCAGACGCAATTGGAACTTATAAGTGGTGGCGATTTAGTTTCACCCTGCAAGACGCTACTATGGATGGGTTCTTGGTCAATCCGAATTCGTATGAAGACGATTTTTTCATTGACCCGATTGGTAGTACCCCCATAGCTGCTTCACCATATAGCCCGGCCGGCACGGTTTATGTTAAGGGGAATGTCTATCAGACTACTTTTGTGGACATGGATCCAGCCCTAATGCTAAAGGCCATCTTGGATGGTTACAATCAAGAAGGAGGTAGTGTATGGTACAAACCACATAAGATTACGCCCACAGGCGTTGAAACTACTCTAAGCTTTAACAACCAAAGCCTAGCTTCAGTAATCCAGAAGATTATCGAAGTTTGCCCTGAAACCTTCTACTTGGTTTATAACATTACTGACAGTACAATTGAGCTTTTGGATGCGGCTGATGATGCTGAACATGAGCTCTACTTAGGTACCCATATTGATAGTTTGGAGGCTGAAGTCGTTTCAGATGACATTATTAATACGGTGTTTTTTGTCGGTGGTGAGCAGTCTTCTGGCGAGACATTGTATCGTAAATACACCAATCAAGATTCAATTGACACTTACGGCTATAGTCCGAAAATGATAGTTGATAACCGTGTAACCCTAGACTCGACCGCCGATCGCATAGCCAATTACTACTTGACTAGACAAAGTTATCCACATGTTAGAATTAACATGGTAGTTTATTCTAATCGAAGGCCAGATAATGGATTAAATGGTTTGAAGGGCTATCCAATCGATGAGATTAAGGTCGGACAATTAATAAGGATTCGTGATCTTGGCGACGAAGAAGGCACGTTGTGGGATGCTGCTAGCTGGGATGGTTCGTTTTGGGATTATAACTTTAACGAACTAGGTTCGATGTACTTTCAAGTCGGACGAATTGCTTATGAGGTTGATTATATAAGGATCGAGGCTGATTCTATACCGGCCGATGTGAACGCTTCAATTCGAGACAATAAGCGTAGGAGCGATAACATTGATACAATAAATACAGCGGAAACGCCAACGGAGGTTTAAAGTGGCACTAACAGAATTCACACCAGGTCAAATAATTCAATCGGCTCAAGTAAATGCTAACATGGAAGGTTTGGCTGACGGAACTAATGATACTACAGCTAATTCGCTTAGTAGTTTTAGAAGCGGTGCATTATTTGATTATGTCCAGACTGGTGGCATCATTACCAAAAACGGTTCATTAAGCATCGACATTTCAGCAGGCACAGTAGTGATCGGTGGCTCTTATCTAACTTTTGGGACAGTTGTAAATAGAATCTGTAATGCTAACTCCGATACTTATGTTGATTTACTTAAGGCTGGAGACGGTACAGCTACCATAGTTTATACTCCAGTAGCTAATAATGCCGCTTCCCCTGCCTTAGCCGCTAATAGTTTACGACTTGGTATTGTGGTAGCCGGAGCATCTATTACATCAACTGCCGCTTCAATTAACCAAGGTCAGGGCACTAAGGTACTACCGATTGCTAGCTCAATTCCTTATCAGACAACCGATAGCCTTGGTAACTTAATCGCCAATACTGATCCTAGACGTACGATGTTAGGCTTTAGGCAAATTACAGCAAACTATACTGCTACTCCTGGTGCTTCAACTTATGCAAATGTGACTGGACTTTCAATGCCTATTATCGTACCCCCTACTATTGCTGGCGGCGTAGGAGTTAGGTTTACTCTTAAAGGAGCGTCAATGGGTACCGCCGGTGCAGCCGCTACTACTATCACAGTAGCCATCCGTGAATCAACTACTGTACTTGAATACTTCGAAGTCCAAGAACCTGTTTCGGGTTATAAAGTGGGTTGTTACTTCCAAAGCTCGCCACTAATCCTATCAACGGGTAGCCATACCTACCTATTTTCAATGCAAAACTCATCTGCTAGTTCTCATACATTGTATGCAGCCGCTACCAGCCCGGCCTTTATAATGGCTGAACTCATACGCTAATAAGACACGATCTAAATTCTTTTGTTACGATAGAAGACATGAGTATAGACATAACAGCCGTATTAGGTACCTTTGCCGCTTTAGTGGCAAGTTTTTGGGCTATTACTAAGGTTTTACTTACCCAAGCGTCTAAAGACCGTGAGTCTGACCGTTCTGAACGCAAGGAACTATCTAAGGCTATCAAAGACATGGCTGGTGCAACTGGCCGGGTAGCCGATGCCAGCCAGCGTGCCGCTGACGAAGCCAAAGAACGTAACGGCCATTTAGCCGAATTAGTGATGCAAAGCAAAAAAGATGGGGAGCGGATTGCTAATAGTGCTGTGTCTGAGATTATTGACCACATCGACAAACAACAAATAAAGGAACAAACTGTCGAACATCAACATGTTAAATCTAAGGAGGTAGAATGAAAGACTATATAGGTGCGATCCGAGATTTAAGGGGTGACGCTTACCTTAACCCCGGTTGGCCAGGCCATGGCCGCAATCAAAGTGTTATTACTCAAATAGCAATCCATCACGATGCAGCTATAAGACCACATGACTATGATAGTGTAGCCCGTTACCGACAAGAAGCCAACGAACACTATAACCGGCTTGGCCCCGGACTTCAGTACCATTTCAAAATAGATAATGTTGGTGAAATCTTTTGGATTAGACCGTTTGATGTATTTTTATACCATGTTGGTGGGCAAGCTAACTACACCACTGTAGCCGTTTGTTTAGACGGTTACTTCCATCCGCCCTATAACCAACCACCAACTCGTGAACAATACGAAGCTTTAAAACAATTACTAGACTGGTTATGCACACAAAATCCACAGTTCCCAGCAGATCAGAATGACGTTTATCCACACCGGTACTTTAGCCCGACTGCCTGTTGCGGCGAGACCCTAGTGCCATTTGTAAATGATTATCGTAATACCGGTGGTAATGTCGGTATCCCTGCCGAGGCCGTTTACGACTGGCCACAATACCAACCGCAACCAACTCCACCGCCACCTGCACCAGTACCAGAGCCTCCTAAACCACCACAGGAGCCGCCTAAGCCATCTATTACTTATGAAGAGGTAATCCCTGCCAAATACTTTGCGATGGTTAATACCCACCTAGATAACGTTCTAACGGGCGAAAAGATCGCTGATTACCCACCAGGTACCCAATTTGACATAGTGGATCGAATTAAAAAGGATAATGAGACTTGGTTAAGAACTGTTTATTCTAAGAGTAAGAATGTACCAAACGGCATTCCTGAAAAGGATTTGCGCCTGGTTGAACCATCACCAACACCAATTCCACCCGACACTACACCATCGCCAGCCCCGCCACCACCACCGGTTGAAAATCCAACCGACGACCAAGACAATGTGCCAAATGCTCCAAAACTCACATGGTTACAAAAAGTGCTAGACTTTATTAAGAGGCTATTTGAAGCCTTAATTAAGAAAAGGAAGGTATAGCGTGAACAAAGTTATGGACTTCTTAAGTGGTAAGAAAACCTACATAGTCGTAGCAGTTGCCATTTTGTTCAACACTTTAGTACAGCTCGGTTACTTGCAAGTGGAGCATGTCGAGTATGTGAACCTTGTGCTTGGTGCTTTGGGCCTGGCTACGTTACGAGCCGGTATTTCCAAGACTCAATAACCTTGTATGGTTGAGTTGGCCTGGTTCTTAGCTGGTGCTGGCACAGTTGCACTAGTTGAATTTATTATTTTATTTGCATCGTCAGTCGGTGATGAGCAGATTGATGAGGATTTTTTAGATAACTCCAGCAATAATAAAAAGTGGCATAATAAGGATAGGCTCGTTGAAAAAAGGGGAACGCCTGTGGCCACAGTCAGTCCGAAGGTAGTCAAGACCAAGCGAGTTACCAAGACTCGTAAGAAGCGGAAAATACCAGTCCGAAAGGGGTAGCAATGCTCATCAAGAAGTGCCACTACTGTGGGCATCTGCTTTTGAGTCCCTCACGGCAAACAGTGGAGCACTTCTGCCTAGCAGTTAGAGTGGTCTTTATTGTTAATCGTGGCGGCATGATTCGCAAGTACAACCCAAACGAAGAACCAAAGGAAGTGACGCCAGTTGAGAGAAGTGCCCAGACAAACTCAAATCGAAATGCTCGAACGTGAGCTTCACGGTATCGATGTATCGCTTGAACTTGAGCGTATGTTTCACATCCAAACCACAGATCGTATTAACGGTCTTGAAGCCGAACGAGCCATCTTGGTTGACCGACTGGATCGCCTCCACACTGGTGAGGTCGATTCGTGGTGAGCCTGGGGGTTAGTACAATGGTGTGCTAGCCCCCAACCACTTATGCTTATTTAGGTATTGACTTTTATTAAATGCTGTGATAGGATCGTCCCCATCTGGTAGCCCAACGACCAAAGGAGTGATACCAGTGAACCATACCATTACCCCGCTCGACGAGGCCACTCGTCAGCGAATCATCGCCAGGATGATGCGTGAGCACGACTTCAGCTCCGAGATGGCCACCGCCATCATGGACGAGACGCTCGTCTACATGCACGCCGCCAACCACGACACCGAGGGCATCGGCCCGAGCAAGATCGTGGACGTCGGCTGGCACACCTTCATCCTGTACACCTGGGAGTATGCGCAGTACTGCCAGGACGCCTTCGGGCACTTCCTGCACCACAGCCCGACCGACTACGAGGGTGCCTCCGACATG